TGGAACGGGATGCCCTGGCCCACCACGTTGGCCGCGATCGCCCGCAACGTTTGCCGCGCGTAGTCGTTGTCCCGGCACAGCTGCCGTACGCGATCGCGCAACTTCTGCGCCGAGCCGTACACCTCGCTGTCGGCGCTGGTGTTGCCCGTCACCCAGTCGGCCGTCAGCCGGCTGAACTTGGCGCCCTCATACATCCGCCGCCGCGTTGGCCGCATCGCCTCAGGCTGCGGGGTGCCCCGCTGCAGCCAGCCGTAGATCGCAGATCGGATTCCCATCAGAAGCGCACGAACAGGTTGTGGGGGTTACCGAGACCTTGCGCCTGCAATGCAGCCGCTTGCTCCCGCTTAACCTCGCCCTTCAGCTTGCTCTCCAGCGTAATCAGATCGGCCATCTCCATCTTCTTCAGCCGCCGGCTGCCGATCGTGTACTCCTGCACCGCACCGCCGGAGATGATCGCCCGCATCGCGGCCTGCACCGCGTCGAGATCCTTCTCCGCCTGCGAGCGCCCATCGAACGCCGCAGGGCTGCCCGCATAGTTCAGCGCCGGGTCCACCGTCAGCTGGCCCGCGCCCAGCGTTGTCACTGCACCGCCAACCGTGGCGGTGGCGATCGCCTGCCAGAACCACTGCCCGGCATCGAAGTTCACCGACGTGGCCGCGGCGATCGTGAACTCCCACCCGCTGCCGTACGCCGTGCCCACCACCGTTGCGCCTTCGCTCGCGGTGTTGGTGCGCAGGTAGTAGGTGAGGCCGTGACTTGCGCTGGTCAGGGGGGCTCCAAACACATCCGTGGCGGAGGGGTCTCGCCAGCGAATGGTGTCTCCAGCGCGGATCCTTGATGGGATGTTCACGGCCTCACCAGTTGGAAATAAACGGGTTTACACCGCCTCCGCTCGATCTTAGCGGTGCCTTAGCCCGTCGTTCCACTGGCTTATCAAGCCGCTTCTCCAGCTGATCCCAGATCGTTCTGCGGTCATACCGCTGGTACATCAGATTGACCGCCGCATACGCGTACACCAGGCAGTCCAACGCTTCGTTGCGCGCTGATGGTTTCTTCACCCACTCGCGCGTCGGGAAGCCGCCGCGGTTGTAGCGCAGCACCTGCTTCTCAGCCGTCAGCTGCTCAAAATACTCGCCCGTCGTCTTCATGTGGAAGTGCAGGAAGCCCGGCCCCGGCTCGTTGTGCTTCAGCCGCCCGAACAGCGTCGTCTTCACCGTGTCGCCACCCACCGGATACACCAGCGCGCCGCGCTTCAGCGTCTTGCCCTGGTAGTTCACGTCCACCTTGCTGGCCTTGCCGATCGGTGGCTTGCCGCGTTGGCTCTGGCCCTTGATTGCCACCACGCCCTGCCGCCCGCGCTCCCGCGCGTACTGGTAAACCTCCGCCGTGAAGTGGCCGCCGGAGTCGATCGCCACCACGTCCGGCCGCAGCTTGTGGCCCATCGCGTGCGGCCACTCGCGCAGCACCACCTCATCCAGCTGCTTCCACAGCTCCGGCCGTGACGGGTCGCCGTAGATCTCCTGGTGGTCCAGCAGCCAGCCCTCCTCCTCCCGGCCCCAAGCCCACACGCTCACCGCCAGCCGGTTGTCCTGCACGTCCACGCCCACCGTCAGCGCCAGTCCGCCCTCCGGCACCATCGCCGGCTCGTAGTGCTCGCACCGCTCCAGCAGCCCCGACGCGTCCACCTTGCTGGCAAAGTCCTCCTCCCACGTCTCCGCCAGCCGCGTGTTCACAAACGACTTCAACATCGGCGCGTCAGCCTTTGCCCGCAGGAAGTCGTCCACCATGTCTGCCCAGCTCAGCCAGCCCAGCGGTGAATACAACCCGCTCAGCTGGAAGCCGGCCGTCTTTCCATCGCTCGGTGCAGTCGCGCGCCACTCGCCCTTGCGCAGCATCGACGGCTTATGGATCTCAGCGAACCGTTCCTTGCACTCCTCGCACTCATAGCTCGCCGTCGCCGGGTCGTTGTTCTCCCACTTCAGCTGCGGCCACTTCAGCCACTGCATCGCCTCGCAGCTTGGGCACGGCACATAGAACCGCCGCTGGTCACTGCGCTGATACTCCGCCTCAATCCGGCTGAAGTCCTTCACCGTTGGCGTGCTGGTCAGCAAGATCTTGCGCCGCGCAAACGTCGTCGCCCGCTTCTCCGCCAGGCTCACCGGATCGCCTTCCCCGTCCACATCCAACGGGAACGCGTCCACCTCATCCATGAAGATGTAGCGGCACGGCGTCGAGCGCAGGCCCGTCGAACTGTTCGCTCCGGTCAAGATCATCATTCCGCCCGGAAATTCTTTGCTGAACATCGTGTTGCCCGAGTCGCGGCTCCGGCTCGGTGCGATCTTTGCCGCCAGGCACGGCGTCTCCGTCACCAGCGATTCCAGCCGCTGCTTGCTCAGCCGCTTTGCCATCTCCACCGTTGGCTGCACCAGCAGCATCGGTCCCGGCGCGTGGTCGATCACATAGCCCAGCCAGTTGGCGCCGCTCTCGGTTTTGCCCGTCTGCGCCGCGAACATCATCACCACCCGCTGCACGCTGCTGGTCGTGCTCAGGCAGTCCATCGGCTCGCGCAGATACGGCGTCCGGTTGGTGCGCCATGGCCCCGGCTCGGCGCTGGCCTTGCTGCTCAGCCGCCGGTACTTGTCCGACCACTCGCTCACCGTCAGCGGCTGCTCCGGCCGTAGCCCGTCCATGAACGCCGCGCGCCAGACGCTCACAGCAAGCTCCCCTGCGCCGGCACCTCGATGCGGCCGCGCGCAATCTCTAGGTACTCCGCCTCCCGTTCGATGCCGATGAACCGGAAACCCTCCAGCGCAGCGGCCTTGCCGGTGCTGCCGCTGCCCATGAACGGATCCAGCACCACGCCGCCGGGTGGCGTCACCAGCCGGCAGAGGTAGCGCATCAGCTCGGTGGGCTTGACAGTGGGATGGGCGTTGCCGTCGCCGCGGTCGGTCTTGCTAGCCTTCGCGCAGTAAAAGAATCGGGCGGCGCTGCCGCTGTCGCCGTAGCCCACTGTTTCGTTGTGGCCTCCCATTCCCCAGCCTTCCATCTGCCGGGCTGCACCGCGTTTGCCGTAACCGCCACCCGCCTGCGGAAATAACCCCACCACCTCGTCGCTGCCGTCGTGGATCAGGTTCGCCGGCCAGCGGCCAAGAGACTCCCCGGATCGCTGCTCGTTGTAGCTGTCAGGTCTTGCGGGAGTCGTCCACCCGGTTGCCCCAACCGAGACGCCAGGGGCGGCGTGCTTGCGTCTTTCAACTGATGGTGATGGCTCGCCAATAACCCGACACCCATCCACGTTGATCGCGCCAGTCCCGTGCTCCAACACGTTTGCCGCCACCGTGCCCACCAGTGGCTTGCGCGCCACCGTGATCGGCTCCAGCGCAGGCTTCAGCGCGGTGCCCCAGCCGGCCCACTGCTGCGCGGCAGGGGTTGCGGGGGCGGTGATGTCCAGCGTGGTGCTGCTGCGGTCGTTGTCTTGGCCGGGTGCAACAACCAGCACGGCGCCACGCTGTTGAGCCACCACCTCGCGTTCGGCTCCGATGCGGTCAACTAAAGCGTCGTACTTGGCATCACAACCCAGCCACGCCTTGAGTTCCTTCCACTGCTCCGGCGTGGGCAACCGTGCGTTGTTGCAATCCTGCGCCTCCCAGTGGTTGCAAATTGCAGCCGCGCCAAATCGCTGATTTACTTCTTTTCGTGAAATGCCAAGAGCTTCACGACAAGCGCGGATGTGGCGACCTAGGTCGTAACGATCCTCAAATTCTCTGCCGTTCAGCTTGTCGATCGCCTTGCTCACGTCCAAGCTTTTCGGGAACCCACTCCCATACACCCACGCGATCATGTCGCGGATCTCAAAGCCCGCATCCTCGATCTGCACCGCCATCCGGTGCTGCGTCCTGGTGCCCGCAAACGCCAGCAGGTGACCGCCGGGCTTCAGCACCCGCAACACCTCGCGCCACACCTCCGCGCCCGGCACGTCGTAGTCCCACGCCTTGCCCATGAAGCTCAGCCCATAGGGCGGATCCGTCACGCACGCGTCCACGCTGCAGTCCGGCAGCTCGCGCAGCCTCTCCAGACAATCGCCGTGCAGCAGCTCAATCACCGCTCCACCTCGGCCAGCGCCAGCAGCGCATCCCGGTGCTCATCGCTCAGCAGCTGGTGGATCACCGCCGGGTCCGTCTCGCCCGCCAGCTGGTGGCTCAGCCGGTCGGCCAGGTTGCTAAGCGCTTCCCGCACGCTCCGCCCGATCTGGAACGCTTCCTTCTTCACCTCATCCGCTGGCACCAGCTCCTTGCGCTGCTGCGCCACCTGCAGCTTGCTCAGCTCCGCCTGGTAATGCTCGCGTCTCGCGCGACTCTCGTTGAGATCCGGGATCGCATCATCCGGCAGCGCCTCGATCGCGCGCTTCAGCTCCACCGGCGTCCGCGCCTCGATCGGATCTGCCTGGCTCACCTTCGCGTTATGCGTCGCCTTGGTGTTTTTGTTCCACAGCTCCAGCGCCTGGTCGCGGTCTAGCCACCGCTTGCCGTCCTTCTCCACCACGGCCGCAGCAATGCGCGTCTTGGTTGCTGCTGTCACGGTGCCCTTGGCGCAGCCCTTCAGCGCGGCAAACTCGCTAAACGTGACCAGCACTAGGGTAATTCGCCCTTAGGGTTCGCCAAAATCATAGTGAACTATTGAACTATCAAACCACCGGGGATCCTATGGCCGTTTGTCTCACGCTGCGTCCCGTTTGAGACGGCTGAGCACTGACGCTAGAGGAATGGCGGGCGCGCGAATAACC